TCTGCAGGCTGGATATTCGGTCGATGACCTTCGCCTATTGGGGGTCAATGCAGCGGAAGAACTGTCCACAAGCCTGAGTGAAGATGGCGCGGTTGCTTCTCTGGAACTGCTGACTCGAAGTGATCTTGCAAAGTTGCCCAAGCCTTCGCCCTTAATTGCCGACACGATTGATCTGAACACTCTGATCGTTCTCGCAGGAACTTTTGGGACGTTCAAGTCATTTATCGTCCTTGATTGGCTTGCATGCATCGCAACGGGCAAGCCTTGGCAGGGTCGCGAAGTAACGCAAGGCAAAGTCCTCTACGTCGCTGGAGAAGGCGTCTACGGGATTCACGATCGGCTCCATTCTTGGGAGAAGGCGTGGGGACGCAAGATCAGCGACGAAGACTTCTTCGTCATTAGACAATCAATGAAGTTGCATCGACCTTCTGATCAAGCTTCGATGCGACAACTTGTCCAGGAGATTCAGCCAAAGCTTGTCGTCTTTGACACATTGTCGCGAACTGCCGTTGGGCTGGAAGAAAACAGCGCAACCGATATGGGGCTGTTGATGGACGATGCGCTTCGACTCATGAGCAGCGTCGACAACATGAGCGTCCTCTTTGTTCACCACACTGGCAAGGACAAGAAGACGATTCGAGGATCCAGTGTTCTAGAAGCCAATGTCGACACTGTGTATCTCTCTGAAGGCGATGAAGCAGGAGTGTCGCTGACTCGCATCAAGCGCAAAGACGGCGTGACGCATGACCTGTCGCGACTCAAGTTCAGGCAGATTGAGGGAACCTCATCGGGCGTAATGGAGAGTGGAGTCGGAGTGGACACTTCCAAACGAGCCGAACGACTTTTGTCCACTTTTTTGACCACTTTCAGCGCAACTGGAGCGACAAAGAAGGAACTCGAAATTGCTTCTGGTATCGCGCGAACGACGTTCAATCGAGCCATTAATGACGCAATTCGTGAGGGATTACTTGTCAACACTGGAACAGATAAGCGTCCGTTCTACCGATTGGGAGAGGGAGTCAGCGGTGAAGATCTTGCATGAACTGTCCACTTGTCCACTTCTGTCCAGTCCACATCGACATGTCCGTCCACATTGCATTCCTTTAGGAATGCATGGTGGTCAGTTCGTGAATCATTTAAGGAGAACACAATGAAAAGAATTAACCAAACCCCAGTTCTTTACAGGGTGCGCGGAATTGATCAAGTTACCGGCTTGTGTCGATTCTCTGCGATCTACTCACTGAAGCATTACGCATTCAAGCGAGCCCAGCGGTTAGTTCGTCAAGGCTACTTAGTCGAGGTCGAAAGTGGCCGAGTCCAATTCCAAATCGTGTCAAGAGGGAGTAAAAGTCATGCAATTGCGAACTGATCTTCCGCGCTATGGATGGCGCACCCTGCATAGTCACTTTGTGGACTGGCTGATCGACTCAGAGCCGATCGTTGCCGAGTCCGTAATGATCCGACTCAAAAGTCAGATCTGCTTTGATCATTGGCTGCTCGCGATTAATGAACAGCACCTTCTGGACTGCCGGATCTTCGTGACAGAAGACGACGAAGTCCAGGTCGGAATCGGAGTCCCTAAGACTTCCGGTGACGCATGGATGCTCTTCACTGTGTCAGGTGCTGAAGTCGGCATCGATCTTCGATGGATTGAAGCCTCGAGCGCCTACCGCTTAGACGAAGAACTAGACGTCATCTTGCGCGAGGTGTCTGAGTGAGCGCCAAGAAGTCTTGTGCCGTCTGTGGCATCGTCAGCGACCATCCACGATGCCCAGCACACACCTACATCCCACCGATGAAGGCTGCTAGTCACTTGCGAGGGTACGACCACAACTGGCGCAAACTCTCGAAACTTGCAAGGCAACTTCAGCCGTACTGCTCGCGTTGTCATGCGACAAACGATCTGACTTGTGATCACCTTGTCTGGCCTGCAGTGACACTTTCCGATGTTGACGTCCTGTGTCGTCGATGCAATTCGATTAAAGGTGCGATCAGGGGGAGCACCCCCCAAGCGAGGGAAGGTAAGGCTACCCTGCTACCTCCCAAAGAGGGAGATATAAATCGGATCGGGATCCTGTGAGCCAACTCAAAGGAGGCGCAAAGGCGAAAGCAGTTCTGGATCCGCTACCCACAAAGGGACTTCCCAAGGCTACTCCAGAGCGAATAATCAGATGGATCGAACGCTTTATCATCGTCCCCAAGGGCTTCGGCTCACGCAAGCCGATGAAGCTGGCGAACTTCCAGAAGCAGATGATCCGCGAGATCTTCAGCGACACTGTTGTCCGATCAGCGGTTGCGTCACTGCCACGCGGTCAAGGCAAGACATCTCTGAGTGCAGCACTGGCATTGTTCGCGCTCTTTGATGAATCCGTCGATGATCCTGAAGTTCTGGCTGTTGCATCCGATGAGCGCACTGCAGAGATTCTTTTGAACACTTGCAAGCGAATGTGTGAATTGAATCCGCTGCTCGCAGAACGTGTCGTGCTGTATATGGACAAGATCACTTGTCCAGGAACTAATGGTGTCTTGATGGCTTTGCCATCGCGTGAGACTGCGCTGCACGGTCGCTCACCGAGTTACTTGTCGCTGGATGAATTGCACTTGTGTTCGGCTGAAACTTGGGAGGCTTGCGTCACTGCTTCTGGCAAGCGCGAGAAGTCGCTTGTCGTTGCGATCAGCACTCCAGCGACGACGCGCGATTCCGTTATGTATCAACTCGTGGAGCATGGGCGCACTGATTCGGATCCAACATTTCGGCTGATCGAACATGCAGCGCCCAATGATTGCGCCATTGATGATGAAGTGGCATGGCGAATTGGTAACCCTGCGATTGATGCAGGCTTCTTATCCATTGATGGCTTGCGATCAACATTGAAAGTCACTCGTCCAGCGCGATTCCGACAACTTCGGCTCGGTCAATGGGTCGATTCAGACGATGCGTGGATCAGCTTTGATCAGTGGATGGCACTGACAGACCTTGATCGTGTTGTCAGCGCTGATGAACCGATCGTCTTGGGCTGGGATGGGTCAATTTCAAATGATGCGTCTTGTCTGATCGGCTGCACTGTCCCGCAAGACATCGATGAGAAGCCTCATCTGTTTGTCGTAGGGATCTGGGAGCGCAACAAACTCGACCCGAACTGGCAAGTCCCACGCGAAGAAGTCGATCAAGTTGTGCGAACGACGATGGCGAATTACAACGTCCAAGCCTTGTGCGCGGATCCCTACTTCTGGCAAGCCGAGATTCAGCGCTGGAATAACGAGTTCGGCAACGTCATTGAATGGAACACTGCATCTCCGCAACGAATGGCGCGAGGAGCGGATGCTCTTTATGCAGCCTACAAGTCACAGAATCTTTCCCATTGTGGGAATGCAACGCTCGCGCTACATGCAGCGAACGTGGTCACTAGGGACACTCCTCACGGCGTAATTCCAGTGAAGAGATCCAAGAACAGTCAAGCGAAGATCGATGCGCTCATTGCCGCTCTGATCGCTCATTCGCATGCGGTTCATTTATCCAATCAACCCAAAGAACAAACAGCACTAGGAGGAATCTACTTCGTATGAAAACTACAGACGAGTATCGGGAATACCTGTCCCGAAAGTTAATCGCGCAGCGTCCAGAAGCGCAGCGCGCAAATAATTACTACATGGGCAAACAGTCTCTGCAGTTCATTGATCCTGAGATCGCACGAGTGATGGAGGGTCGAATCCAGAATCTGAATGTGAACTTCGCTCGACTCGTTGTTGATGTCTTGGAGTCACGATTGCAAGTGACTGGATTCGCCAGTCGTCCAGGCGCTGCTGCAGATAAAGAGCTGTGGCAACTGTGGCAGGCATCCAACATGGACGAGCAATCACAACAGGCTCATCTGGACGCACTGATCTACGGTCGCGCATTCTTCCTAGGTTGGGTCGATGAGTTCGGCAGCCCCGTGATCACTGCCGAATCACCTTTGCAGTGCGCCATTCATCGGGATCCACGATCAGGCAAGACGCTTGCAGCATT